AGAAACTACTGATTTAGAAACAAGAAACAATTACAAAGAAGTTTTAATTGATTATCTACAATTTATTTATCAGTTATCACCTTTACCACATTCATCAGAATTAGCATTACAACAAAAGTATATAGAAAGATTAGATATTCTATTAAAACGTTATATGAATATCGGTTCTGATTTCTTAGAAGATAGTAATGTAGATACTTTTTTAATTACACTTCAAAATAATATGAGGGATTATTTAACTCAAAATTTAGAATCTAAACTTTATAGTTACGAAAAAGAATATTATAGTAAGTTAGCATGGGATGCTAATAATTACAATCATATTGATAAGAACAGACATGATTTTCAGAATGAACAACAGAATGCAATTGAAAGATTAATAGCAAAAGGACCAAACTATGTAAATAAAGCATCTACAAATGGTATGGGTTAATAAAAAATAATTTAATCAAATCGCTGTTAAGAGCAAATCACAGCATATATATAATAGTATAAAATAGATATAATGGCAAAACAAATCACACTACTACCTAATCAATCACACTATGAGTGTGGAGGATGTAAAGAATCAAAACCAGCATCAGAGTTTTACGTAAATAGAAAAAGAAGTAATGGATTACAAGCATATTGTAAATCTTGTTGTAAAGAAAAGAATGCAGAATTCAGATTTAAAAGACCCACTTACTATTGGGGAACTGAAAGTGAGTTAGGTTACTTACAAAAGAATTACGATAGATTTATGGAGATTGTTAAGAAATCTTCAGCAGCAGATAAATCAAATAAGATTTACGCGATACCAACACCAGAGGGAACTTACATCGGAGCAACATCTCGTCACTTACATGCTAGAAAATCAAATCATAAATGGCAGTACATTGCGTATCGTAATGGTAATTACAAAACTCATAAGTTACCAGGATTATATGATACCTTTGATAAATACCCAATTGATTTGGTAGAAATTATGATTAACTCAACTTACATCTTAGAAGAGTGGGATGGTGATAGAACAGAGTTAATGCAGAAAGAAAGAGAACATATCACTAAATGGATTTCAGAAGGTAAACCAGTTCTGAATATCTTTAAAACAAAATAGTATGAAGAACATAGGATGTAAAATCAAATTAGGAACGATTCTAGCGGGCATCATTAACTTAATTACCATTGGGCAAGGAAAGTACCTCGCATCTTACATAGCAACGAAATTAGGGTATCAATCTTGTGGTTGTTGTGAAAGAGAAGAATGGTTAAATAAATTAACATGTAAGACATTCAATGGAGAATGTGATGGAATAAAATTAAATTAAACAAAACAAAAACAAAACAATTATGTCAGAAACAATTTTAACAGCGGTAAGTGGAAGTAGTAGTACACTTTTTGATATCAATGGAGCATTCAATCCAAATGTAGGGCAAGTACCTCAACCAGATAGAGCCTATATGATTGATTGGAGTAAATTAACATCAGTAAATGATTTAATTTTAATTCTTCAAATGTTAGGTATTGCATTTCCAGGTAACCATCCAGGTATACCTCAAATTCAAAAGTTCTTAGATTTTCAAAATTCAGTTCCTTTGAATGAAGTACAAAATCCATCATCAGAAAAATTAAAATAATAGTTTATGGAATTAAATGAAAATGAATTAGCTGAACTTAAATCAGTTTTAAGTAGTATCACCACAAGGATACCAGAACATCAAGTAGGTTACATTTGGAACACATTTAATCACATTAGAAAAGAACACGAACCACAACCATGTATGTGTGCATCGGCGGCAGGACATTGGATTCGTGCTATAGATTTTCTAAGAAACTATGTAAATAATAAATGATAAGTGGAAGTCAAGAATTAATATCAGAATGTAATCAAAGATTAGGAATACTTTATGAAACAAAACATAAGTGGTTCTTAAATGAAGCAAGAAAACTAACAAAGAATAGGGAAGAGAGCGAGGATTTAGTACAAGAACTTTATGAGTATCTTCATACTAAATGTAACCCCAAAATCTTTTATGGTGATTCATATAATATCTTTTATTGTAATAAATTTTTACATAGTAGGTATATGAACAAAACTAAAAAGATAAACAAAACCATTATCGTAGATAGAATAAAAGATAAACCCGATGAAGATATCTACGATATGGATTTTGATTTAAGATTAGAAAAAGCACATAACGATGTTCTAAGTGAATTAAACGATTTAAAAAGAACAAAGATGTGGACATCAGCCAAAATCTTTGAACTCTATTGGATGAGTAATGATACCTTAGATGAAGTTGCAAAGAAAATCGGTATAAGTAAATCAACCACTTTCATTGCAGTAAAAAAAGTACGTAAGTATTTAAAAAATACAATTGATAACCCATTTAAAGAAGAAGATGAAAGATAGATATCATAAAGAAGAAGGTACTAGAAGTAAATCAGGTAAGACAATCGTTAGAGTATCAAAAAGTGGTAGAAAGTATTATCATAATCCTACTCAATACAAAGAACGTACGGAAGAACTAAGATTAAAAAGAGAAAAGATTGGTGTTAAGACTAGAGGTGAGTATCCTAATCAAAGAGTAAAGATAATTTGTTCTGATAAAACATCTGATGCGTATATGAGATACTATAAACAAAAGTGTGATATCAGAGGAGAATATAAAAAATGGGTATTCATGAGTAGAGAAGAACATTTAGAATACTTTAAAAAATTATGGTTATTAATAGAAGGTGAAGATTTCCAACATTGGTTTAAAATAGATAACAAAACACAAGTAGAAAAGATGGAAGATGATTGGTGGGAACGTAAATTACAAAAAGAAAAAGATTACGATGGACACGGAGATGAGTATGGATATTAAAACCATTGCAGAGAAGTTATACCATAAGGTTTTAAACACCTTAGTGGTTTTAGGATTAATATGGGTAGGATTTGCGTTATCCTTTGATATCCTGATGATATACTTACACTTCTTTAATCCAGAAGTACAATCACAATTAATAACCAAAATAGAATTAGAATTTATAAACAAATTAAGATGAAACCTTTAATAGTAATAAGATATTCAAAAGATACAGAAGCAGATGATTTGATTAACGTTAATCAATATATAAAAAACCATCCTGCAAAAGATGATTACCATTTCTTTATTGTGGTAGACCCCGAATGGATTGGACCAATTGATTTCCAATACTTCAATGAACATACTTACCAATCTTCAATCCACTAATATATAAAAGTATAAATATATACACATACATCAACTACGAGATAGATAGAGTATGTTATTATTGTATTATACAAACTAATACAACGGATTATGGCATTTAAGAAGGGAGTAAGTGGTAACCCCAACGGAAGAGGAAAGGGAACTCCTAACAAAACCACTGCAGAATTAAAAGAGATTATCACACGAGTTGTCGGTAATCAATTAGATATGTTAGAGGATGATTTGAAGAAGATTAGAAAAGAATCTCCTGCAAGAGCAGCAGAGATTTATATGAAGATGGTAGATTACGTATTACCTAAACAAACAAAGATTGATATCGAAGGTCAATTGACACATAAGGTAGAAAAGGTAGTTATAGAAATAAAAACCAAAGATGATAGTAAAGGAAACGTGGAAACCAATACCAGCAATACCTAATTACGAAGTAAGTACATTAGGAAGAGTAAGAGGTAGTAAAGGTATATTATGCAGAGGTAGTCATAAATACCATTCAGTTGATTTATATACTAATGGTAAACGATTCAGTAGATATGTGCATAGACTTGTTGCGGAAGCATTTATTCCTAATCCAGATAACAAAGGTGAAATAAATCACATCAATGGTATAAAGGATGATAATAGAGTAGAAAACTTACAATGGTCTACACGTAGTGAAAATATGAAACATGCATATGATAATGGATTAAATATCCCACCAATTATGTTTGGTAAAGATAATCCGGCATATAAACACGGTCAACTATGCAAATAAACATAGAAACAACTATAACGTTCCAACATCTTCAGGAGAGTAAACACAGAGTTAGCCAACACATTGGTGGTACACGTTCTGGTAAGAGTTATGGTATCGTTCAATGGTTGATAGTACAAGGGATAGAATCTAAACAAGATATATCCATAGTGCGTAAAACAATCCCCTCACTTAAAAGAACTAACATAAAGGATTTTAAAGATATCCTACAAGAGTTAGGTCTATGGGTAGAAACTAATTGGAACTCCACAGAGAGAGTTTATCGGTTAGATAATGGTTCTACCTTCACCTTTGTTAATACGGATGACCCAGATAAACTACGCGGGTTTAAATCAGATATCCTTTGGTTAGATGAAGCATCAGAAATAGAAGAGAGTTCGTATTTCCAATTATCCATTCGTACATCAGGTAGAATCATTCTATCTTACAACCCAACTGTCTCACCTTATCATTGGTTAAGACAGATGCAAGATTGTCAAAGATTCACTACTACCTATAATGATAATCCATTTCTACCTAAAGAGATGGTACAATCAATTGAAGATTTACAAATAAAGAATCCTAAACTATGGACAATCTATGGTAAGGGTGAGTTTGCATTGAATGATAAAGCAATATATCAATTCCGTATCATAGATGATTGGGATGAGAACGATACACAATTCGTTGGATTCGGATTAGACTGGGGATACTCACAAGACCCTACAGCAGTTGTTGCGGTGTATAAGGATACTAACAATAATCTTTATGTAGAAGAAGTTCTGTATGAAAGAGGATTAGTAATGAATGATATTGCAACTAAGTTAAATCAATTCGGTATAGATAAGAGTTATGAGATATGGTGTGATAGTTCAGAACCACGTTCAGTAGAAGAACTATATAGATTAGGATTCAATGCTAAACCCGTAAAGAAAGGACCTGATAGTATTAAGTTTGGTATTAGTGTATTACAGAACTGGAAGATAAACGTATTGAAATCATCACAGAACTTAATCAATGAGATGTATGGTTATCAGTATGCAACAGATAAGAATGGATACACCACCGATAGACCCGAAGAAGGATTAGACCACTTAATGGATGCACTAAGATATGTTGGGTTAATGAAACTAACACAAACTGCACAGAAGAAAGGAACATACGCGTTATCGATTGGAGGAGCAAGAAACTTTTAAGATATGAAACAAGAAACGTGGACAGAAGAAGAACTTAAAGATTTAATCATCTTCGCACAACAAGTGAGATTAGAGAACGAAGAACTGAAAGCAAAGATAATCGCAATGGATGCGTATGTAAGAAACGGAGATGCTAAGATAAGACAACTAACACTCACTATAAGACAATTGATGAGTAATACAAATACATTCGATTTAAATTAAGATAATATGAACAAACAAATAACCTTAACCATACCAACAGATTGGAATGGAATCTCACTAAAGAAATACCTTGCACTTCAAAAGGAATTAACTAACTATGCAGAAGATGAAGATGCAGTAGTTGCAGTGATGTTAGAAACCCTATGTGGTTTAGATGCAAAGTATCTATCAGGTCTTGCAGTATCTGATTACCTAATGTTAAGAACTGAATTAAGTCAATTCATTGGTAGAGTAGACCATGAGTTAGTTCCTATTGTAGAATGGAATGGAAAGAAGTGGGGATTCGAACCTAACTTATCTAAAATGGCATATGGTGCGTATTTAGATATCAGTAAGTATGATTCACTTGCTATCGATGATAATTGGGTAAAGATAATGAATATCCTTTATCGTCCAATCGTTGAACAGAAGGGAACTATGTACACTACAAAACCCTATGATGCAACAGAGGATAATACCAAAGAGATGTTACAATGGGGAATGAACATCCATTTCGGAGCATTGTTTTTTTTTCTTCATTTGTCAACGGACTTAGTAATTTCTATCCCGAATTATTTGAAGGAGGAGGACAAGCATCCACACTCCATGCAAATTTTGCAAAGAAGTGGGGAAGTTACCAAACAATTATTGACCTCGCGGAAGGGGATATCACAAAGTTCGGAGAAGTAACTGGATATCCTTTAGAGATGTGTTTACTCTATCTAGCATACAAATCAGATAAAGGAGTATTAGAGAATCTAATCCATAGAGAGAATATCAAACGACAAGGTGGTTAAGTATAATCCGATTATTTGTTGTTATTAAAGTAAAACAAATTCATCTGATGGGTAAATGGTCTAATTCACGTAATGGAAATCTTCGTTATTCTGTTAATAGAGAAAACCAAAGTGGTGTCTATATAGGACCTACTTTAGGTTTATCATCTCCTAAGAATAATAGAAGAGGTTGTTTATGTCTACACGCAGATATATACGATGTAAGTTGTTGCAATGGCCATTTAATGGAACAAGGTATTGGAGTAATTCAAGCACCTTATAGAACCAACAATGGTGCATTCTCCGATGGTTATAGTGATGGATTTGATATCACAATTGAATAAAACAACTAACTTATATGTCAGCAGTATCTAAGAACGAATTAAAATACGATAATAGTGTATCGTTTCCAAACAATAATACTGGAGCAATTACTCCAGCAGATTTACGAGCATTTAACGTAGATTTGATTGATTCAACCGTCAACCAAACCATCTACACAGCAGAATCTGCATCTTTCAATACTAGGATAGTTGATACAAATACTATCATTGATGGATTATTAATTACTGCAAGTGTAGCAGGTGATGTATTAACTTTTACAAAAGAGAATGGTTCTTCTTTTAATTTAGTAATAACTGCATCGGTTGCAACCATTCCGTGGGATAACGTAACAAGTAAACCATCAGGATTAGTTTCTGGTAGTTCACAAGTAGTTAGTATCTTAAACCCACTAAATACATTCTCTGCATCACAAGATACAAAAAATAGTACACTCGCAACATATACTGGTTCAGTAGATACAAAGTTTTCTACATTAGGAACTTACACAGGTTCAGTAGATACAAAGTTTACAACCATTGGTGTTTATACGGGTTCTAATGATACTAAATGGAATAACTTAGGTTCTCAATCAGGTTCATTTGTAACTGAATCAGAGACAGGTTCTTTCGCAAGAACAAATACAACTAATACATTTACTGCAACTCAAACCATTAACGCGGATTTAATCGTTAGTGGTACAATAAATGCATATCAGATTGTTACAACCATTGAATCATCTTCGGTAATATTCAGTAGTGGTTCAAATATATTAGGTGATGCAACTAATGATACACAAACCCTTAATGGGACAGTAAGAGTATCAGGTTCACAACAGATAACTGGTAGTATGAACATAGATGGTGATATTAATATGGTCAATAATAGTAACTTAGTTACTCATCATATTAAGGCACAAGGTAGTAATGGTTTAGAATTACAAACATCCAATGGAACTAACATAGTTCAAATGGGTGCGGGTGGTGGAACTCAAGCAGCATTCGTAGGAGCAGTTACTGCAAACTCCGTATCTGCATCAACAATAAATGGTTTAGGTAATCCTGCAGCATTCTCATCATCAGTAGATGTTAGATTAGCTAGAACTGCAACAACTGGAAGTAATACATTTAATGGTAATCAAACTATTAATGGTACATCTAAACAAACATTTGCAGCACCAGGTGATAATACACAAACTGATTTCATAAGTGTAACTGGTGTAAATACTTCTGGTAAACCATACAACTATGTAAACTTTGGTTTTATAGATTATGGTGGTAGTGGTGGTAACTTTGATGATTCATTTGCATTTGAATGCTATGATAGTACTAATTACAACTATGGTTCTGAAATTACCTTAAATGGTCAAAGAGTAGATTTTGCAGTTCAGGCATCTGGTTCTGCTAGAGTTAGTAGATTTTCAATGAGAGATTTATACACTGGAAATACATTTGCTAGTTTATATGCAGATGATATGCAGTTTGGTGAATTTTCTGGAGGAACTGCTACAAGAATTGGTATCGGTCATACTGCATTACCAACATTACAATTAAAAGGACAGAACATTGGTGTTACTGGTAGTTTATCTATAAATGGTAATACCATAGTAACAGGTAGTGTAAGAGGTAATGTAAGAACACAAACTATTACATCTAACACTGCATCATTAGATTTCAGTACTACAAACTTCTTTGAACTAACTTTAGTATCAGGAAGTGATACAAGAGTAGAAGCAACTAATGTAAGGCCAGGTCAGACAGTAAGTTTAAAAGTAACACAAGCATCAGTAGTAGGAGGAACATTAACATTCTCTTCTCAATTTGATTTCCCATCTATAAGTCCATATACAGCAACCCAAAGTGGTAGTGCAGTAGATGTACTTACATTTGTAGTATTTAGTAATACGGGTTCAATCTATTCTGCTGGTGTAAATAATTTAAGATAATATGAGATTTACTCCATTCACATTTTTAGCAACTTCGGGTGTAATAATTGATTACCTTATCATCGGTGGCGGTGGAGGTGGTGGATACACTTTAAATGGTGGTTCAGGTGGAGGAGGAGCAGGTGGTGTTGTTTCAGGTAGTTTAAACTTATTACAACAACGTGCATATCCTATCTATATAGGAGATGGAGGAGCAGGTGGTACAAATACAACTGTCTCAGGTTCTAGTGGTGAATCATCATCATTCGATACAATATACACAGCAGCAGGTGGAGGTGGAGGAGCAGGTTCTAAAACACAAGTAATAGATAGTTTAACTTACAACTTATTTGTAACAGGCGGAACGGGTGGAAGTAGTGGTGGAGCAAGTTGTGCTTCAGTTACCGCTCAAGGCGTTCCTCCATATACATCTGAAACAGGTAGTAATATAGATGGGCAAGGATTTGATGGTGGATTCGCTTCTACCTATAACGTACGTTATGGTGGAGGTGGTGGAGGTGGAGCATCTACAATAGGTCAATCAGTAGTAACAACAGGTGGTGGTGTAGTAACAACACCAGGTAATGGTGGGTTAGGTATCACTTGGTTTGATGGTATAGATAGAGCAGGTGGAGGTGGTGGTTCAGGTGGAGCAGCAGGTGCTGATGCTGCTATTCAAAGTGGTAGTGCATCTTATGGTGGTGGTAATGGAGCAAAAGGTGGAACATTTGGAGCAGCAAGAAATGGAATTGATGGTACTTTAGGAACAGGTGGTGGAGGTGGAGGTGGTTTCACACGAGTTGCAGGAGATGCAAATGGAGGTTCTGGAGGTAGTGGTGTTGTAGTATTAAGATACTTATCATCTACTCCCGTTGGTACTGGAGGAACGATTACATCAGGTAGTGGATACATTTATCATACCTTTACTTCATTAGGTGTAAATGCATTTACTATAACCTAATATAAAAATATAAAATTAAAATAACTATTTATTAACTCGGCGGTGTTATTACTGCTATAAAGAAAAAAACAACAGATATGAATTCAAAAACAGTCTTACAAAAAATAATGACATTACTTTCTGCAGAGAAGGAAGTTGCATTTACTTACGCTAGATTGAAAGATGGTACAATTGTAGAATCTCCAACTTTTGATGTAAATGAAAAAGTAGAAATAGTTTCAGAAGATGGAACTAAAACCCCAGCACCAGATGGTACTCACGAATTAGAATTAAAAGATTCAGAAGGTAATGAAACCTACATCAAAGTAATTACTAAAGATGGTGTTATCGTTGAAAGAGAAAACGTAGAATTAGAAGATGTTAAGGTAGAAGCTACTCCTCAAGCAGGAAACGCTAATAAAGAAAACGTAATGCCAGAAGTACCAGGTCAAATTAAATCAGGTACAATCAATGCTGCAGAAGTAGATGAGGTATCGGAAGATTTACCAGAAACTAATGGTAAACCATTAGGTGAAGTAGAAGAAGAAACTGAATTGGCAATGATTGAAAAATTATCATACAGAATTGCTGAGATGGAAAAGAAAATTGCTAAGATGGAAGAAATCAAAGAAGCAATTAAAGAAGAAGAAATAGTAGAAGATGAGATGGAAGAAGAAGAGTTACCAAAATTAGATGGTGCTCCTACTGATTCTGTTAAGATGTCAGCTATTCAAACTAACACAAAAAATTATGGTAAGAAGATTGTTAATTCACAATCTAGTTTCTTATCTAAATTATATAAATAAACAAAAATATTTTTAACCTCAAAGGAAAAAGAAAATGAAAAAAAATCAAAACTTTGCAGCAGGTCAACCGATTGTAACCTCAACATATGCAGGTGAAGCGGCTTCAGGATATATCGCTGCCGCACTTTTAAGTGCAAACACTTTGGATAAAAAATTGATTACTATCATGCCAAACGTGAAGTACAAATCAGTTATCCAAAAATTAGACGTAAGTAACATTGTATCAGATGCATCTTGTGATTTCGCAACATCTGGTTCATCAGTAGCAATCTCTGAGCAAGTATTAACTCCAAAAGAGTTACAAGTTAACTTAGAATTATGTAAGCAAGAATTCGTAGATAGCTGGGAAGCATTACAATTAGGTTTCTCTGCATTCGATACTATCCCTGCATCATTCAATGATTTCTTAGTATCTTATGTTGGTGGTAAAGTTGCAGAAGCAACAGAAATCGCTATCTGGCAAGGAAGTAACACAAATGGTTCATTCCCAGGTTTTACAACTCTATTCTCTGCTTCAGTAGCAGTAACAGGTTCTACATCAGTAATTGCAGCAGGTACAAGTGGTCCAACTTCTAGAGCTGGTGCTTTATCTGGTTCAATCGATTCAACTAACGTAATCGCTAAGTTAGATGGTTTAGTATCATCTATTCCTAACGAAGTATATGGTAAAGAAGATTTAGTTATCTACATTCCAACAAACGTTGCTAAAGCATACCAACAAGCTACAGCAGGTCAAACTTCTGCTACATCTTACGGTGCTAACGGATACAACAACCAATTCACAATTGGTGCTAAACCTTACAACTACAATGGTATTGATTTAGTACTTTGTCCAGGTATGCCTTCTAGTAAAATGGTAGCAGCTCAAAAATCTAACTTATTCTTCGGTACTGGTTTATTATCAGATTACAATGAAGTAAGAGTATTGGATATGGCAAACTTAGACGGTTCACAAAACTACCGCATTATCATGAGATACACAGCGGGTGTTCAGTTCGGTATCGGTGAAGACATCGTATACTACGGAGCATACTAATTAAAAAAAATATAAAAGGGTGGGTTACTACTCACCCTTTTTTTAACTAACTCAATAAACGGGAAAATATTATGGCATTAACAGGTCTAAATTGTCAGTTATCTGCTGGACGTAATGAAGTATGTAAGGAATCCGTTGGAGGTATACAAGGTGTTTATTTTATTAACTATACGACTGGTTCGTTTAGTAAAACAAACAACGAAGTAACTGCCATTCCATCTGGTTCAGTATTATATTACTACGAACTTAAAGGTACATCTGCATACACAGAGACGGTTAATTCATCAAGAGAAAATGGTACAACATTCTTTTCACAAGATTTGACATTGAACTTGAAAAAATTAACTAATGAAATGACCACACAATTAAAGTTGATGGCTTACGGCCGTCCACAAATCATTGTATGGACACAAAATGGTGAGTCGTTATTGTTGGGTGAAAAAGAAGGGTGTGATGTAACTGCAGGAACTATTCAAACTGGAGGAAGTTTAGGTGACCTATTTGGTTATTCTGTAACTCTACAAGGACAAGAAAAGTTACCAGCTGCATTCTTATCAGGTTCAAACACAACAAACGCTTTAGGTGGTTTAACACAAAACTTCTCTGTTGTATACGGTGCATAACTATATATAGCATAACGAATAGAAAAGGTGAGACAGAGTTTCACCTTTTTTTATGCCCTAACTATTTCTAGATAAAATGGTGTTATTATATGTAAAGACTTAGATAATGCTACCATATTATATCTCACAATCCAATTCCTACACATTTAGAACCGAAGATACTGGTTCTTCAACGAACTCATATACAATGAGTTTAACGGATATGATGGGTTTAAACACCTTTACAGGAAGTATGAGTGGAACTCAATTCACTGCATATGAAAACATCCTTGCATTTACAGCATCTATTAGTGGAGCATATGTAGGTTCTGAATATAGAATGAGAGTGATTAATGGTAATTCTGTAATTTGGAATGGTACAATACAAGTATATGCATCACAATCAATGGATAAATCAGTATATGAGAATAAGAATACACAATACATCTCAAATACATCCGAAAACAAATATGTAATTTACGAATAATATGAAACAACAACAAAACTTTGCAATTGTAAATGTAAACAATAATCAGTTACCGATTATTAATGAGGATACTAAAACTCGTTATAGTTGGGTGCCGTTTGGAGTTTATGGACAGGATGATTTTTTTGATGCAGTAGTAGCTGCACACAATGTATCCACCACTAATGCAGCATCAATAGAAGGTATCGCGGATTTAATCTTCGGTAAGGGGGTATATTCAAAGAATGAGGGATTCAATTCACAATTACAAAGAATCATACCACAAGAAGAAACAAAACGTGTAGCATTCGATTTAAAGTTGTTTGGTAATGCAGCATATCAAGTCTATTGGAATGATGACCATACTAAGGTAATTAAATTATATCACGTACCAATCCAAACGATTCGTGCTGAAAAGATTTATGATAATCCTCGTATTGAAAACTATTACTATTGTACTGATTGGAAAGACCATCGTAAAGTAAAAGATAAGAAAACAATTCCTGCATTTGGTACATCTAAAGAAAAGATGGAACTAATGTATATTAAGAATTATTGTCCAGGATTTTACTATTACTCTTTACCTGATTGGGTTTCAGCATTACAACTTGCAATATCAGAAGGTGAGATAAGTAACTTACATTACAATAACATTACGAATGGTTTCTTACCATCTGTAATGATTAACTTTAATAATGGAGTTCCTGCACCTGAAGAAAGACAAACAATTGAAGATTTAGTTCAGGCTAAGTTTACTGGTACTGATAATGCTGGTAGATTTATGTTATCCTTTAATGATGACCCTTTACTAAAACCTACATTAGATATAATTGATATTTCAAACTTACATGAAAAGTATCAGTATGTTGCTGAGTATATACAAGATAGAATTTTAGTTGCACATAGAGTAACATCACCTTTACTATTTGGTATCCGTACTGCAAGTAATGGTTTCTCTTCTCAATCAGAAGAAATGAAAACTGCATTCTCTATCATGCAAACAATGACAATAGGACCATTCCAAAATTTAATCTTAAATGCGTTAGATGAAGTATTGAATGATGGTGGTTACACAAATACTGAATTATACTTTGAACAATTAACTCCATTAGTAATTCTTTCTCAACAAGCAGAAGAAACTGGTAAGACAGTTGCACAGGTAGAAGATGATACTAATAAATCAATGGAAAACCCTGCAACAACAGATGATGGAGCTGACCAAACAATTGACTCAGCACCAGTAGAACAATCATCAGAACGATATACAAGATTCTCTGAACCATTCTTTAAACAAAATTACGAATAAAACTATGGCGTACGCACTATTCATAACTAGAAACGATATCATTAAGAACTCTCCATTACAAGGAGCACTTGATGCAGATGCTTTATTACCATTCGTAAGAACAGCACAAGATAAGTACTTAAAGAATTTATTAGGAACTGTCCTATTCTTTTATCTTCAAGAAAAGATATTAGATAATACTGTCAGTACTTTATCTGAATATTATCAAGACCTTTTGGATGATTATGTTAAGAACACATTGATATGGTATGCTTGTGTGGAATACATCCCCTTCAGCAGTGTCCAATTCAAATCTAATGGTTCTGTTAAACAAGCATCAGACCAGGGAACAGCACCCTCTAAAAGTGAAATAGATTACCTTTTAAGTAAAGCACTTAATAATGCTGATTATTATGCATTACGTTTACAAAACTATTTAATCGCATATTCAAACAACATACCTCAATATCTTCAATCAGTTGGGAATCAAACACAGATTTATCCTGACCAATCGAATCAATATTTTGGCGGTATTCAACTTTAATAACTTATGGCAGCAATAGTACATAATACAGGTACCAATTTTACTCTTTATTACAACGTATTAAATTACTTTAAAACTATCATGTCCAATCACCCATCGGTGGAAGTAGTGACACAAGGTAGTATGAATGATTTTGATACGAAGGAATATCCAGCATATCCAGTTGCCAACATAACAATATTAAGTGCTAATTTTAGTGAGAACACAACTGATTTTGAAATTCAATTGACAGTTGCCGATAAAATTAAAAACTTAAATAACGAATCAGCAGATAGAACCAATGCTCAGACTATTCCCTTTAAAGGAGTAGATGATGTAGTGGATATACACGCAAATACTTTATCAATACTAAACGATTTAACTGCGTATACACAACGAAGTGTAAGTGGGTTTGAAATTAACACCTTAACCAATTGTGTACCCTTTGAGGATAGTTTTAATAACGGACTCGCCGGGTGGGTGGTGACCTTCACATTAACTACTCACAACGACCGCGACCGTTGTCTTTTTTTTTTGATAAGCCCTGAGCAAGAAAATGAATATAAAATATCGGAATGTATAACTGGTGATGATTTTTTTGCTACGTTTAATCAAGATGTTAGTATTGGACAAGTACTTAGTACAATTAAAACACCAGGTTCATCGATTACATATCCTAATTTAGTTTGTTATAGTGTAGATGAAAGTGTTGATGTACCTGAAAGTGAGATTGATTATTCAAATCTTCCAGTCTTAGCATTACCAGTATTAAATTATGGAACGTGTGAACAATGTGAATTATGGATAAATCCAAAGGTGTGGCGTACTACACCAGCAACGTGGGGAAGTTCTCCATACGCAGATTTTAGAACCTGGTCAACAACTTAAATAAAAATAAAAATAAAAATATATGGGTAATTTATCTAATCTTTACATCTCTCAATCATACCAATCTCTAATTCACTTAGGTAATGATAGTTTTGTTTCATCTTCATTAGTAGGATTACAAGATGGTCTTGGAAATTCAATTGGTGTAGCAGTTAACTCTGCGGGAGATTTATCAATAAGTGGAAGTTTAACTTCATCTTTACAGCAAGGATATGTTTGGGTAGGGAATGCTAATGGTAGAACAACGACAGTACCAACTTCATCTTTTGGTGGTGGTGGAACAGGAAGTGCAACTTGGCCTGTTAGTGGAACACCTTCTGGAATCGTTTCTGGTAGTTCTCAAATAACTGCATTAGGATTTGTAAGTTCATCAGTAACAGGTAGTAGTTTAATAACCGGTAGTGTAGTAGGTAATGTTTTAACATTTACCAAAGGAGATGCATCTCAATTCAGTTTGACAGTAGCAACGGGTAGTGGTGGAGGTACTATTAACACAGGTAGTTTCGCTACAACTGGTTCAAATAATTTTAATGGTAATCAAACTATCACAGGTAGTTTAAGTGTATCAGGAAGTGAATATATCAATGGTGGTAATAAATTATACATACAAAGAGATACACAAGGTGCACAACAATTCTTACGTTTAGGTGCAACTGATAATACATTTAACTTCGCATTTATCGTAACTGGTAGTGATAGTAATCCTGGACAACAAGTTTGGGGTATTAACACCGCTGGTGGTGTATGGGGTAACTCATTCGATGCTGGAGTAGTGTTTAATAACTATGTAACTGCATCATTTGGATTAAGAGTACAAAATGGAGGTACATTTAGTGCACCATTACAACAAGGTAACGTATGGGTAGGAGATGCTAATGGTAGAAATATGATAGTACCTACCTCATCATTTGCAGGAGCAGTTCCGGTAGGAACAGCAACAACTGGTTCAAATACTTTTAATGGTAATCAAACTATTAACGGAGAAGTAAGAGCACAAGGAGCTACTCCTTACTTTACAGCAGCAGGAAATTCAGCAAATTCCGGAGCACAATTCCCAACACATGATGTTATTATTACTAATAACAATAATGAGTTTGGTGGATTTGGTATATACAAAGAAGGTAACTATCCAAATACAACTTATACTGGTTTAGTTGCAACTGCATACTCTCCACAATATGGTGGTACTACCGTCCCAATGATTATTGCAAATGGTAATAATCCAGGTGGTAATGATAGTGCAATAATATGGAAGAGTGATGGTACAGCAGAACATTGGAAGAAATCAGATTTCAAATATGGTATTAATGTAACTGGTAGTACTGAATTACAAGGTTTCACATCATCATTACAACAAGGTTATGTTTTTGTTGGAGGAGCCAATGGTAGAACAACGACAGTTGCTACATCTTCATTTAGTGGAGGTTCAACTGATATTACAGCATTGAATGCATTTACTGCATCACAAAATACTAAGAATAGTACTCTTGCTACTTATACAGGTTCTAATGATACTAAATGGAATACATTAGGTGGATTGACAGGTAGTTATGCAACGACTGGTTCAAACAGATTTAATGGTAACCAAATCATTACTGGTAGTTTAACACTAAGTTCTTCAGCAGCAATTGAATTAAATGTAATAGGTAATTCTTCATTTACAGGTAGTACAGCAATCACAGGTTCGTTTACAGCATTGCTACCAACTGCATCTAACGAATCAACAATAGATTTATTTAGATTACCTACATTCTTAGGTACAAACGGAACAACTTATACTCAAGCTGGATTTGGTTTATTAGATTATGCATCATCTGCTATTGACCAAACATTTGGAATAGAATATGGAAATGCTAGTTTTGAAAAGTATTCAGCATTGTATGTTGGACCAAATAGAACTCAATTTATAGTAGGTAAGGGTAGTGGATATGATTACGATGTAATTGAAATAATAGATAACAACAATAATACATCTACTGCAAAAGTAAAAGCAGATACTATCATATTACAAGGACCTACACAATTAACAGGTAGTTTATCTATTAGTGGTAGTTTAACATCATCTTTACAACAAGGATATGTTTTAGTTGGTAATGCAAGTGGTAGAACTATTTCAGTACCAACTGCATCATTTGCAGGAGCAGCACCCGTAGGAACTGCAACAACAGGTAGTAATACATTTACTGGACAACAAACAATAAATAATACATTAGAGTTAGGTGATGGATTTGGAACACCTACTTCTTTATATTCAAATGCATTGACATTAGGTCAATTATATGTTAGTTCTGATATAAAATCATTTGGTAGTTTAACGGCATCTTTACAAGAAGGATATGCTTTAGTTGGAGGTAGTGGTAATGTAACTACTGCAGTTCCTACATCATCATTCGGTGGAGGTGGAACTATTGTAGGTTATGCAACAACTGGTTCAAACATCTTCATAGGTAATCAAACTATCACAGGTAGTTTAACACTAAGTTCTTCTGCTGCAATTGAATTAAATGTAGTAGGTAATTCATCATTCACAGGCAGTGTAAACGTAACTGGTAGTGCAAGTGTAAATGGTTCACCATTAGTTAGAACAAATCAGACTGGTAGTTTTGTTACAAAGGTATCCGTAGAAACAGCTAATCCATTACAATTTGATTGTGAGTTTGGTAATAATACTGCTACTCGTATAAATTTAACAGCACCAACATCATTCACAGGTAGTGTTAGAATAGAACCTGATTCTCAATTATATCTACCAACTGGTTCTAACCAACAAGCAGGAACTGCAGTATTAGATGGTGGTAGCCCTGGCACTGTGACAGTAAGTAACTCATTGGTAACTGCTAATAGTATTATAATGTTAACTAAACAAAGTAATACAACACCAGCATCGGTATCTATATCATCAAAGGGAGCAGGAACATTCACTATTACCTCAACAGAAAATAGTGATGCAGACACGGTTGGTTGGTTTATTATCAACAACTCATAGAAAATACCTATATGGCTAATTTAGATAAAGTAATTAAGAAAACCCCAACGTTAGACCAAGTAGCAAATACTATTAGGAAGAAAGCTGTTGCATTAGCTCCAAAGAAAACTGGTAACCTTAAAAGTAAATTAGAAACATATAATAGACCTTCGGGGATGG